ATGCTGGAACAAATGGGCATTGCCGCGAAGCAAGCCTCGTATAAATTAGCGCAACTCTCCAGCCGCGAAAAAAATCGCGTGCTGGAAAAAATCGCCGATGAACTGGAAGCACAAAGCGAAATCATCCTCAACGCTAACGCCCAGGATGTTGCTGACGCGCGAGCCAATGGCCTTAGCGAAGCGATGCTTGACCGTCTGGCACTGACGCCCGCACGGCTGAAAGGCATTGCCGACGATGTACGTCAGGTGTGCAACCTCGCCGATCCGGTGGGGCAGGTAATCGATGGCGGCGTACTGGACAGCGGCCTGCGTCTTGAGCGTCGTCGCGTACCGCTGGGGGTTATTGGCGTGATTTATGAAGCGCGCCCGAACGTGACGGTTGATGTCGCTTCGCTGTGCCTGAAAACCGGTAATGCGGTGATCCTGCGCGGTGGCAAAGAAACGTGTCGCACTAACGCTGCAACGGTGGCGGTGATTCAGGACGCCCTGAAATCCTGCGGCTTACCGGCGGGTGCCGTGCAGGCGATTGATAATCCTGACCGTGCGCTGGTCAGTGAAATGCTGCGTATGGATAAATACATCGACATGCTGATCCCGCGTGGTGGCGCTGGTTTGCATAAACTGTGCCGTGAACAGTCGACAATCCCGGTGATCACAGGTGGTATAGGCGTATGCCATATTTACGTTGATGAAAGTGTAGAGATCGCTGAAGCATTAAAAGTGATCGTCAACGCGAAAACTCAGCGTCCGAGCACATGTAATACGGTTGAAACGTTGCTGGTGAATAAAAACATCGCCGATAGCTTCCTGCCTGCATTAAGCAAACAAATGGCGGAAAGCGGCGTGACATTACACGCAGATGCAGCTGCACTGGCGCAGTTGCAGGCAGGCCCTGCGAAGGTGGTTGCTGTTAAAGCCGAAGAGTATGACGATGAGTTTCTGTCATTAGATTTGAACGTCAAAATCGTCAGCGATCTTGACGATGCCATCGCCCATATTCGTGAACACGGCACACAACACTCCGATGCGATCCTGACCCGCGATATGCGCAACGCCCAGCGTTTTGTTAACGAAGTGGATTCGTCCGCTGTTTACGTTAACGCCTCTACGCGTTTTACCGACGGCGGCCAGTTTGGTCTGGGTGCGGAAGTGGCGGTAAGCACACAAAAACTCCACGCGCGTGGCCCAATGGGGCTGGAAGCACTGACCACTTACAAGTGGATCGGCATTGGTGATTACACCATTCGTGCGTAAATAAAACCGGGTGATGCAAAAGTAGCCATTTGATTCACAAGGCCATTGACGCATCGCCCGGTTAGTTTTAACCTTGTCCACCGTGATTCACGTTCGTGAACATGTCCTTTCAGGGCCGATATAGCTCAGTTGGTAGAGCAGCGCATTCGTAATGCGAAGGTCGTAGGTTCGACTCCTATTATCGGCACCATGTAAATCAATAAGTTACACATCATTAGTACCTTCCTTATTTTTTGACTGGGACAAATTTGGGACCGATGGGTTCAGGATCGAGTCTATTTGCCGTGCGTGTTCGGTAAGGTGATTAGGTGCAAGGTGAGCATATCGACGAACCATTTCGATAGACTCCCAGCCTCCCATTTCCTGTAACACTGACAACGGGACTCCGGCTTGAACCAGCCAACTTGCCCAGGTGTGTCTCAAGTCGTGAAATCTGAAATCATCAATACCAGCCCGTCTCAGCGCCGCTTTCCAGGCTGTGTTTGCGTCATACCGCATCTTCCTTACTGTTGGCGCTTTCGTTCCGTCTGGTTTGGTACAGCTTTCCTTGTACACAAATACCCAACGGTGATGATTCCCGATTTGTTTTTTCAATACGCGACATGCAGTATCATTCAGCGCAACGCCAATTGCGCGGTTTGATTTACTCTCTTCCGGGTTTATCCATGCCACCCGGCGCTGCATATCTATTTGTTGCCATTCAAGGTTGATGATGTTCGAGCGTCTTAAGCCTGTTGCCAGTGCAAATTCAACAACAGACTTTAATGGCTCCGGACATTCATCAATCAGCCTTTGTGCTTCATGGGGCTCCAGCCAGCGGATCCGTTTATTCTTTGGTTGAGGCACTTTAATAATTGGTGCCTTATCCAGCATTTTCCATTCACGCTCTGCGGCTCTTAGTAGGGCCTTTATAAATGAAAGATGCGTAGCCTTCGTTGCAACGGACGCTGGTTTTGGCGTGTATTCTGGAACAGGTTTCCCTTTTTTTCTGCATGCTTCTGCCCTGAGTTTCCAGTTTTCCTCATGACGCCGGTTCGTCATTTTCTGCATTGCTGAATAAATTTTTGATTCAGTAATGTCTCTTAGTTGCATTCCTGCGAAATGTTGAAGCCAGAATCCGATCCGGCTTTTGTCATCGTCCAGTGATTTTTTATGTGCTTTCTCTTCAAGCCACCTGACACACGCTTCCTCGAACGTTATATCAGGTATTTCACCAAGTTTGCTGACCCGCCATGCTTCAGCCTTTAGCTTGTCATGGAGTTCTGTCGCCTGCCTTTTGTCCTTTGTTCCAAGAGACTGTTTAAATCTTTTACCGTTCGGCAATGTGAAACTGGCGTACCATATTTCACCTCTGCGGAAGAGTGACATTTTCTTTCCTCTGTTATGCCATCACCCGCGCTCACCTGGACAGTATGCAGCGGAGACTGAAGAGCCGCAATGCAGGCTTGTCGTGTTGTGAGGTAAGGAGATTTATTCTTAGTGGGATCTTTGCGTGTTGCCTGAAGACGCCCTGTGCGTATCCAGTTAATGGCAGTCGGTCTGGATATCTTGAGAAAATGACAGGCCTCATCGAGTGTGAGGCTGTATGGCTCCATTATTTCACCTCTTGCTGTGACATTGTTGAGAAATGGATACCAGCTCGTTGCTGCCAGACGATCCAACCGAGAGTCATATCCCATGCCATGTATTCGTTATCGCCGTTTTTTGCTCTCCGACGATCTACTAAGTCACCAAAACGCTTTTCCATGAATAATTCATAAGCTTCGCGTTCATCTGGTTCTACTTCCAGAGATAGGAGTGCGATTTCATAAGCACGGCGCTCAATATCGTCTCGCACGTCAAGGCTGCTGATACGCTCTTTAATTTCTTTAATCAGTTCTTTGTCGGTAAAAGTGGTCATTATGCTCCAGCCTCCGGTGCTTTTGGCATTACTGCCCAGTGAGTGATATTGACGTTTTCAAGGTCCCCGACCTGAAATGTCCACTGCCATTCTCCGGTTTCTTTTTGTCCCCAGGTGTACCAGAGAGAACGCCAGCCAATTAGCCAGCCTTCTCCGTTAGCATCGAATAACAAAACACTTTCATTTGCTGGTGGCAGTTCAGTTGACACTGGTATTACTTTGTTTTCCTGTGCTGCACATTTAGCTTCAAGCGCATCGAATTTACGCACCAGGTATTCAGCATCCGTTTCATTCACTTTCAGATCTCGCGGTACACATCTCCCACGAAGAAACCCTTCCATTTCGAAAACATTCATGCGCATTTGCGTAACTCCGATAATTCGTTAAAGCGTTCCATAAACATCCCGTAGGCATGGCCTGGAGCCAGTGGAATCACGTTGAACATCTCTGTTGCCGGGATACCTTCCAGCACAGGCCAGAAAGAGCCATCATCAAGCCCGAGATCGCGGCGTTCGGTTGCCAGCATAATGAGATCGGCATATTTCACTGGCGTGCTCATAACAGGAGGTAACCCGTATTTCTCACGGATTACGGCGTCTATTTTTTCTTCCATCCGTTTATAGTCAGGAAGAAGTCGTTTCAGTGGTGCGGGGATGTCCTGGCAATATGCTTCTGTTGCATCATGCATTAAAGCTTCAAAAGCAAATTCCTGCGGCACCAGCTGGCTGCAAAGCACCGCATGTTGGGCGACACTGTAGAAGTGTGAAAGATGTCCTGCAAAGCGACAGATATTTGAAAGGGAAACCGCGATATCGTTAATAACGATGTCGTCTTTATTTATCCTGTCATAATAAAAATGCTTCCCGGAAAAAGTTTTAATAAATGACATTTTGTTCTCCACGTATATGCGCTGCACCGCGCTGAATTCGGGTAAAAGGAAGCCCTCACCGTCCGGCGATTATTGAGTCAATTACATTTCCATAAATGCCCCCGTAGGGGCGGTTAGTTTCTCCACAAAACAGAGAAGAACACCTGCGGTGGCAGCCGCCCGGATGGATTGGGTTATGAGCCCGTCGTCCGGTGATGCTCTTCTCTGTTTTGTAAAAAGGACGGTACCAGCCGGAAGCAAGGGTACAAACTGGTACCGCCAGGACTACACACAGCATAAAGTTGTGGTGCCGGGTGAAGGTTGCACACCAGGCGGGTGGGTATCCACAGAAGGTCGACTGTCAGCCTCAACCTTAACCCGCGTGCGCTGAGCCGCATTCACCACAACGCTAAGGATTCTCTCTGGTTGAAAATACTTAGCTGTTATGTGCCTGCTTTTAGCCACATCAGGCGAGGTGGACCTAGTTATTCCCCAACAACAAGGATTCGGTTAATCTGGTTATCCCCAACAACGCAAAAGGAAAAGAAATGTCCGGTAATATCTATACGCTGTACAAATCCCACTGTGAAAATGTTGGAAAGTATCGGGGCATTGAAATCAGTGGGGTAGTGTCATCAGTCGAAATAAGCAAAGTTGAATCAAGGGCAACATTACTTACTCTTTTGGACCTTGTCTTACATGAGCACCGGAAGAAATTCGGCACTCCCTATAATCAATTGAATGGGAAAAAGGCTCTGGTTCACCTTATTCTGATGAAGCATCACTGGATGCCAAAACAGATTAATGAGATGAAATTTGATGAACTTCTTCTTTCAATTCAGGATGAACTCACACTTGATAAAATAAGCGTAACCGCCCAGAAATTTTTAGATTATCGAGACTGGAGATCACAAATTCATCACTTTGATGATTTTGACGAAAATGAATGGGATCCTAATTTGTCTGCACAATATCTAAAGTAACATCCTGTGATAAAACCGTGATTTCCTGATCCAGTTTTTTTAAGGAGTCTATTGTTTCCTGTCGATAAGACAGCACTTCACGAAGCTGGTTTATAGCTGCCAGCTTCTTTGTCATCCACTCATAAATTTCCTCATCTGTGTAGCCAGGCGCGACGATTTTGGGTTCTGTTTTGTGCATTTCACATCTCCTCAAGTTATCAGTTACTTGTTGATGGGGACCAGATTGTTAAAGAGCTAAGCGTCCTGTAGGGCGCTTTTTTGTTGCTAACGAATCATCCTGGACTTCATATGCCCCAGGCGGCTACTTCGTGGGCGTCCTGCCTGTTCGTTATCTTTGATATAAAATCTAACTTAACTTAGTTATCATGGCAAGAGAAAACACCAAACTTTTCTTAGTTCGGTGCCTTAGTTAGAGAAGAGAGGTCTTAGAGTTCGTATTGAACTCCTTTGACTACACCAATGATAAGGCAATTACCATTGATAGGGATGTTGGGATACCGAGGATTTAATGGCACTAAAAACTTTTGAGGGCCATCGATGACTAATTTTTTTACTGTAGCTTCGTTTGTTCCATCAAGTCGAGCGATGACTATTTTTCCATGACGAGGTTCTGCATCTGGATCTACAATCACTGTTGCGCCTTCTGGTATTGTTGGGAGGCCATTAGGGTTAGTCATGGAGTCACCTTTAACCTCTAATGCAAATGAGTTATCACCAATCTTTAATGATGTATCTACCCACTTGTCCACTTCACTAAACACTTCTGCTGCCCTGCACTCAGTAAACTGCCCAGCCTGAACCCACGATATTACAGGAACTCTGCGCATGTTTGTGACGAGTTTGCCTTCAAACTCAGCACCATAAAGAATGTAATCTATTGACGTATTGAAGAACTTCGCTAATTTCGAAAGTGCCTCCCCACCAGGGGTATTGATGTCTTTCTCCCAGTACCCCACAGCAACGTCGCTTACTCCACAAAATTTACCCAATTCTTTCTGGGACGTTCCGGTAACTCTTCTCAGAGCTTTTATACGCTGACCAACCGTTTCCATAGGAGCACCATTTCTTGAATTGCTAAGTAATCTTAGTTTTTATTGACCAAAGATAGATTTGTAATTAGCATCTAATAAAACTTAGTTTGGAGGGCGTATGACAACTGACGATATCGAAAGCTACTTCGGCAGTATTGAGAAAGTTGCTGCTTTTTTCGGCATAACAACTGAAGCCGTTTATCAGTGGCGAAACCGTCCGGGCCAGTTAATTCCAAAAGGACGTGCAGCAGAAGCTGCATATAGAACTTGCGGACGGTTGCCATTTAAACCTGAGCTTTATGAAAAATCTAATGGATAAATCGATTAACAGAAACCACAGAACGATGAGGCTAACCGTGGGTAAGCATCACTGGAAAGTAGAAAAACAGCCTGAGTGGTACGTGAAAGCTGTCAGAAAAACTATCGCAGCGTTGCCGGGTGGTTACGCTGAAGCAGCTGACTGGCTGGATGTAACAGAAAACGCATTATTTAACCGCCTTCGTGCCGATGGCGATCAGATTTTCCCGCTGGGATGGGCAATGATTTTGCAACGTGCTGGTGGAACTCACTTCATTGCTGACGCTGTGGCGCAGTCTGCCAATGGCGTCTTTGTGTCTCTTCCTGACGTCGAGGATGTGGACAACGCCGATATTAACCAGCGTCTGCTGGAAGTCATTGAACAGATCGGCAGTTATTCAAAACAGATTCGTTCAGCAATCGAAGACGGTGTAGTGGAACCGCATGAGAAGACAGCAATTAACGACGAGCTGTATCTCTCAATTTCGAAGCTGCAGGAGCATGCAGCACTGGTCTACAAAATCTTTTGCATTTCAGAAAGTAATGACGCCCGCGAGTGTGCAGCTCCGGGCGCCGTGGCGTGTCGTGACTGTGGAGAAACTAACGCATGAACAGTTTAACAACACACTACCGTCGCTCGCAACTGATTGCGCTTCCTGTACCGGGTGGAAAAGCGAAGGTGGAGTATTGCTATGCAGTTAATGTACCAGGTGACAGGGAAATTGTAACCCACAGCTTTGCTGAGTGGGCTGTGGGTGATTTCAACCGGCAGAAGGAGACAGTCCTTTGCGACAAGTTAACCGCTGGTTCAAAGATCACTACGGAGTGCCCGTCAGAGTCATTCGTTGGGAGCCGGAAACACAACGAGTTATCTACCTCCGCGAAGGCTATGAGCATGAGTGCTTCAGCCCGCTCGAACAGTTTCGTCGTAAATTCAGGGAAATAGAGGTCGGTCATGAGCACTAAATTAACCGGCTATGTATGGGATGGTTGCGCTGCATCAGGCATGAAATTATCCAGCGTGGCAATTATGGCCCGCCTGGCTGATTTCAGTAATGACGAAGGTGTGTGCTGGCCATCAATTGAAACTATTGCCCGTCAGATTGGCGCGGGGATGAGTACCGTCAGGACGGCTATCGCACGGCTGGAAGCAGAAGGCTGGTTAACGCGTAAGGCGCGTCGCCAGGGTAACCGCAATGCGTCGAATGTTTATCAGCTTAACGTTGCGAAGCTTCAGGCAGCGGCATTTTCTCAACTGTCAGATTCTGACCCGTCAAAATCTGACGCATCAAAATCTGACCCGTCAAAATTTGATGCGTCGAAATCTGGCAAAAAAGCGGGTTTTCACCCGTCAGAATCTGGCGGGGATCCGTCAGTAAAATCAAAACATGATCCGTCAGATAAAAAACCTTCTCGTCCGGACGCTTCGCAACCGGACACGCAGACGGATGAACAGGATTTTTTAACTCGCCATCCTGATGCGGTTGTATTCAGCCCTAAAAAGCGCCAGTGGGGAACGCAGGATGATTTGACCTGCGCACAGTGGCTCTGGAAAAAAATCATCGCCCTGTACGAGCAAGCCGCCGAATGTGACGGCGAGGTGGTTCGTCCCAAAGAACCGAACTGGACAGCCTGGGCAAACGAAATTCGCCTGATGTGTGTACAGGATGGGCGTACTCACAAACAAATCTGCGAGATGTACAGCCGCGTCAGCCGCGATCCGTTCTGGTGCCGTAACGTGCTCAGCCCGTCGAAGCTGCGGGAAAAATGGGATGAGCTTTCCCTGCGCTTATCGCCGTCCGTCAGCACGTACACCGAAAAACGCGAGGACCCGTACTTCAAAGCCAGTTACGACAACGTGGACTACAGCCAGATCCCGGCAGGATTCAGAGGGTGATCATGAGTCTGTTAAATGACGTTCAGAAATTCATTGAAGCCCATCCGGGGTGTACTTCCGGAGACATTGCGGATGCTTTTGCAGGTTACTCACGGCAGCGCGTTCTGCAGTCAGCAAGCAAGTTACGTCAGAGTGGGCGTGTGGCTCACCGTTGTGAAGAGGATACACGCAGACATTTCCCGCGCCAGGCTGAGATATCGCAGGAGCCGGAACCAGTTTGTGAAACCAGACCTGTGCGCAATTTCTATGTCGGCACTAACGACCCCCGGGTGATTTTGTGCCTGACCCGCCAGGCTGAAGAACTGGAGTCCAGGGGCTTATTCCGTCGAGCTGCAACGGTGTGGATGGCGGCATTCCGTGAAAGCCACTCCCAGCCAGAACGAAACAATTTTCTGGCGCGTCGTGAGCGGTGCTTACGGAAAAGCAGCAAGCGCGCTGCATCGGGTGAAGAGTGGTATCTGTCAGGGAATTACGTGGGGGCTTAATGAGTAATAAATATTGTCAGGCACTGGTGGAACTGCGGAACAAACCAGCCCATGAACTGAAGGAAGTGGGCGATCAGTGGCGCACGCCAGATAACATTTTCTGGGGAATTAACACCCTGTTTGGTCCGTTTGTTCTGGATCTGTTCACTGACGGTGATAACGCCAAATGTGCCGCGTATTACACGGCGGAAGACAACGCGTTGGCGCATGACTGGTCAGAACGTCTTGCGGAGCTTAAAGGTGCTGCCTTTGGTAATCCCCCATACAGCCGCGCCAGTCAGCATGAGGGGCAATACATCACCGGCATGCGTTACATCATGAAGCATGCCAGTGCCATGCGTGATAAAGGCGGGCGCTATGTTTTCCTGATCAAAGCTGCCACCAGCGAAGTGTGGTGGCCGGAAGATGCAGATCATATTGCTTTTATTCGCGGGCGTATTGGTTTTGAACTGCCTGCCTGGTTTATCCCGAAGGATGAGAAGCAGGTGCCGACAGGCGCTTTCTTCGCTGGTGCTATTGCTGTTTTCGACAAGACCTGGAAGGGACCGGCAATCAGCTACATCGGGCGCGATGAACTTGAGGCATGTGGTGAGGCGTTTCTGGCGCAGGTTCGCCAGCAGGCGGAAAAACTGGTCAGGGGGATGGCGGCATGACGACGTTAACTCAATGCCAGCAGCAGGTGCTGGATATGCTGATTTCTTACCAGAAAGAACGTGGCTTTCCGCCAACCAATCAGGAGGTGGCAACCATGCTGGGATACCGTTCAGTGAATGCAGCAGTGGAGCATCTTCGCGCACTGGAGAAAAAAGGCGTCATCACGATAAAGCGTGGCGTGGCCCGGGGGATAACGCTTCATACCGCGGTGAAGGCCGACGACAGCGAGGCGGTCGGGATTATCCGCGCACTGCTTGCCGGTGAGGAAAACGGCAGGCTGCGTGCAGCCCACTGGTTACATGAGAGGGGCCTGAAAGTATGAAGCTGATCCTGCCTTTCCCGCCCAGTGTGAACACGTACTGGCGACACCCCAACAAAGGGGCGTTTGCTGGTAAGAGCCTGATAAGCACGGCGGGGCGAAAATTCCAGAGCGCGGCGTGCGCAGCAATAGTTGAGCAGTTACGTCGTCTGCCGAAACCAACGTCGGCACCTGCTTCAGTGGAGATCGTGTTGTTTCCTCCGGATAACCGGATCCGCGATCTGGACAACTATAACAAGGCGCTGTTTGACGCCCTGACCCACGCGGGTGTGTGGGAAGACGACAGTCAGGTGAAAAGAATGCTGGTTGAGTGGGGACCGGTTATCCCGGGAGGGAAGGTCGAGATCACTATCAGTAAGTACGAGAAAACGGCGGGTGCAGCCGCCTGATTAAGAGGAGAAACGAAGTATGAATAATCTGATGGTCATTGATGGTATTGAAGTTCGTCGTGATGCTTATGGTCGTTACAGCCTGAACGATCTGCATCGGGCTGCCGGGGGAGAACAAAAAAACCGCCCGAAATACTGGCTCTCCAATAAGCAAACCTGTGAACTGATTGAACAACTTTTCACCGAGGGTGGAATTCCGCCTCTGGAAAAGAATCAACCAGTTAGCGTTATTAATGGCGGAAATAACCAGGGGACGTATGTCTGCAAAGAACTGGTGTATGCCTATGCAATGTGGATCAGCCCGGCATTCCATCTGAAGGTGATCCGTACTTTCGATATGGTAACCAGCGCACCCGAAAAATTATCCGGGCAGGCTGCTGACAAGATGCAGGCTGGCGTGATCCTGCTGGACTTTATGCGCCGGGAATTAAACCTGTCTAACTCATCAGTGCTTGGTGCCTGTCAGAAACTCCAGGAGGCTGTTGGCTTACCGAATCTGGCACCGCGCTATGCCATTGATGCCCCTGCTGATGCACACGATGGCTCAAGTCGCCCGACACTGTCACTGAGTGCACTGCTGAAGCAGTATGGTATCCGCCTGACGGCTAATCAGGCATATCACCAGATGGTGAAGCTGGGGATCGTCGAGCAGCGCGAACGATACAGCCGTACCGCGATTAACAACATCAAAAAATTCTGGTCGCTGACAGCGAAAGGCTGCATGTTCGGCAAGAACATCACCAGTCCCGCAAATCCGCGCGAGACGCAGCCGCACTTTTTCGAATCCCGATTCCCTGAGCTGTTAAAGCTGCTCGATACCGTTCATTGAGGTGACCGTGAGAGCACTACTGACCCCTGAAATTGCCCCGCGTATGGGGATCGTATTGTTCAGACCAGGTTCAGAGCTGATGCCCCTGTTTATGCAGGGGCGTGTCCTGCTGGAGCCTGAGCCGGAACGTTATTCATCTTTTGCCAGTGGTGCCGTTCCGGCGGCATCACAACCGCTGGCGGATGATCCTGCCGTTCGGGCCGTGTTCCGCAATGAGGCAGTGATCCGTCGTGCTGGTGGCGTGGAATGTCTTGAAAGCTGGTTACTTCGTGAAAAAGGCTGCCAGTGGCCTCATTCCGACTGGCACAGCGAGAACATGACAACAATGCGACACGCGCCGGGCGCAATCCGTCTGTGCTGGCACTGCGATAACCAGCTGCGCGATCAATTCACGGAACGGCTGGAATCAATGGCAACGGATAACTGTGCCCGCTGGGTGTTGTCTCTCGTGCGTCGGGATCTCGGTTTTGATGACAGTCACGTTGTGACAATGCCGGAACTGTGCTGGTGGCTGGTTCGTAATGACCTGGCGGATGCCTTACCGGAAAGCGCAGCCCGTAAGGCACTGAGATTACCGAAGCCTGTTGTGCCGTCTGTCACCCGGGAAAGTGACCTTGTGCCTTCGGTTCCTGCCACCAGCATCATCCAGGATAAAGCGAAAAAGGTGCTGGCGCTGAAAGTGGATCCGGAGTCGCCGGAGTCTTTTATGTTACGTCCCAAACGTCGCCGCTGGGTTAACGAAAAGTACACGCGCTGGGTTAAGACGCAGCCGTGTGCATGTTGTGGAAAGCCTGCAGATGATCCCCACCACCTGATAGGCCACGGTCAGGGTGGAATGGGTACAAAAGCGCATGACCTCTTCGTGCTGCCTTTGTGCAGAAAGCATCACGACGAGCTGCATGCGGATACCGTGGTATTTGAAGAAAAGTATGGCTCTCAGTTGGAGCTGATATTTCGTTTTATCGATCGTGCGCTGGCAATTGGCGTGCTGGCCTGATTTTGTGGAGAAAGTTGATGCGTGATATTCAAATGGTTCTGGATCGTTGGGGAGCATGGGCGGCGAGTGATAGTTCAGGAGTAGACTATTCTCCTATAGCTGCTGGGTTTAAAGGGCTTCTTCCCTATACAAGCAAAACACGTCAGGCATGTTCAGATAGTGATGCATTAATTATTGAAGGTTGTCTTGCTCGTCTAAGGCAAAAAAGGCCGGACGAACATTCGCTTCTTGTTGCCCATTACCTATACGGTATCTCTAAAAGAAAGCTCGCCAAGGCTCGTAAAAAGGATGAGAAACTAATACGCATTGAGATACAGATGGCTGAGGGGTTTATTGATGGCTGCCTATCGATGCTGGAAATTAGTCTAGAGATGGACCCCGAAATTAAAGATTGATTATTGAAGCCCGATTACTCGGGCTTTTGTTCCACATCTCGAACATAGAGAATTACTGCTGACTTAATGTCACCATCGACGTGTTTTGCGTTAATGCTCAAATGTACAGGCTTTCTTTCCCACTCAGCTCGCTGCAATGCTTCTTTGTTTCCGGATTCATCAAGGAAAACATCCTGAACTACGCAGGTTAGACGTTGGTCGGTATCTACGCGTCGGACCTTAACTTTGAAACTCTCTGGGTCAGTATTATTGACTTCTTCAATTCGGTAAATACCATCAATCCTCATTTCTGATGAACGTCTACGAGCATTCGTAACCAACTCTTTCGCCATTTCAGAATCAATAGTAACGCCATCAATTTGAGCGTTATCTGAACGCACAAAGGATTTGACCATTTGGGTTTTAGCGTCATACGACATACGGTCCATGTTATCGAGAAGTGGTTTTTCCGCAATCATTTCTGAAATAACCCGCAGGCGTTTAGTTTCTTGCTCGCTCATGATCTGCATAGTCCGGAGATGTTCTTTCTCTCCATCCTTAGCAATTTCTGCAAGGCGAATATCTTTACGGTTGTCCAAGAACCGTTTAAATACTGTTACTCCGCCCCAGATGACTGCTGCGCCGAGAACAGTAAACATGATCTCAGTTGCGTTCATTTTACCAACAAGTTCCTGTGTGAGTTTGGTTAAAAAGCCATCAATGTTGATTTCTACTATTGAAGAACCCTGTTCTACCGTAACTTCTATTTCTAGGGCATCAAGTTCTTCTTTGGTCAGTTTGCGGACGTCAGGGACACCGTACTTGGCAAGGGCATATGATTTGTTGATTTGAGCTTGCATTTCAACAAATCCCTTCATAACTGAAGGTGTTAGCGATCTGTTGAATTTTTCACCGGTTAATCTGATGGTAAGGTTTGGCCATCCGTTGAAACTTAAACTGTCAGGTAAACCATAACCATCAAGATAGCTTTCAAGCAAATCGAAGGCTTGCTGCTCAGATTCAATGTCTACATGAATCTCATCAAACTTATCCAAAAATATGTCCTCATTCTAAGCCAACTGTCACCGTGAGGTTTGGCAACGCCTGCTTTATTTTTCGTTTTAAGCTGTGTGGCAAAAAAATAATGGAAAAACAGATAAAAATCACTAACGCGGTCCGCATTTTCTAGATTACTGTGTTAAGAGTGGTTACTTCGCCACACAGCTTAAACCCGCCGTCGAGCGGGTTTTGTCGTTTCTGGGGATGGGGATTCGTTGGTCCTGGTCTATTCCGCAGTTATCCATTGGTTCGGCTTCTTTGACGTTTCCGCTTCTAATTTGCTGTACATGATGTTCCCTCAATTTGCACCTGCTGTATCAGCGAGGTGAGAGATAACTACAAATGCCTCATAACCCAAATACCTGGCTGGAGTTGGTCCAGAGCTGGTGGCGTGGAGACACACCGCTGGGCGCAGTGATTATGTCGATTGTTATGGCTGGTTTACGTATTGCCTATTTTGGCGGTGGTGGCGGCTGGAAGCGAAAAACACTCGAAATTCTACTCTGTGGCGCTCTGACGCTGACTTTTGCATCCGCTCTTGAGTATGTCGGATGGCCTAAATCACTATCTGTTGCCATTGGTGGTGGGGTGGGGCTGATCGGTGTTGATGCTATTCGTGGGGCTGCAATGAGAGTAATCGGTAATAAGTTTGGTGGCTCTAAGGAGTAATTTATGCAGGTACTAAATTCCCAGCGTAAAGCTTTCCTCGATATGGTGGCATGGTCAGAAGGAACGGATAACGGGCGACAACCGACACGTAATCACGGTTATGATGTTATTGTTGGCGGCGAACTGTTTACTGATTACTCTGATCACCCTCGCAAACTTGTCACGTTAAACCCCAAACTCAAATCAACAGCCGCCGGACGTTATCAGCTTCTTTCACGCTGGTGGGATGCTTACCGTAAACAGCTTGGTTTGAAAGACTTCTCCCCCAAAAGCCAGGACGCAGTGGCATTGCAGCAGATTAAAGAGCGTGGCGCTTTACCGATGATTGATCGCGGTGATATCCGTCAGGCTATCGATCGTTGCAGCAATATCTGGGCGTCGTTACCTGGTGCAGGTTACGGTCAGTATGAACATAAAATCGGTGACCTGATTTCCCGGTTTAAAGAGGCTGGTGGGGTGGTAAATGAAGTTGAGCTATAAGCTGGTTATCGCTGCATTCTTCTTTACTGTCATCGGTTCTTTCATCTGGTCTGCCAACCACTACTACAGCAAATATCAGCACGAAAAGAAACGTGCTGATGAGGCTGTACAAAATGTTGAATCTGCAACAGCCATTACCCGTAACGTCCTGCAATCACTGCAAATCGTCAATACAGTTATAGAGGTTAACCAGCATGCAAAACAGCAGATCGCACTGGAGTCACAGAGAACCCAGGAAGATATCAAAGTGGCTGTTGCGGATGATGATTGTGCTTCACGTCCTGTGCCTGCCGCCGCTGCTGACCGGTTGCGGAAGTACGCGGACAGTTTACGTGCCAGTTCCGGCTATACCGTTACCGGCGAGTCTGACCGCTGAAACCCCGCAACCAGCCATTTCTGAACCGCTGACTTATGCGGGTAGCCTAGATTTGAATGTCAGTCTGTTGTCGGCGCTAGGGCAGTGCAATCTGGATAAAGCGGGGATCAGAAGGATAGAGGCGAGCCGGTCAGGTAGAAGTGAATCAGGCTCAAAGTGAAGCGGAAAAGGTCTTCGGCATAAGGTGACGTAGTAATAATTACAGTCAACTGATTTTTGGAACGAAGCATGTTGAACCTCCTTAATTGATGTTATTTGAGTGAGGAAGGCATTCTGTCCTTCTAAAGTGTCACCTAAATCAAGTAGGCAACTCGTCCAACGCGTTGGACATGCCTCCCCATTAGTGAGTCGTATTGATTGCGACTCTTCAAAGAATTCATTACTGGAGATATGAAAATGGTTTCACTACGTATGGAGGAGGCTGTGTTTATCAGTCCCGCAGGTATTCAATGGGTGCCTGCAATAATGTTTGTGGCGGTAAACGTGTCGTGATGGGATTTTGGTGTCTCGAAAGCAAAGGAGACACCAAAATGAACTATTCAAACATTATCTGCCCAACCAACCGTCTGCAGGTGACCATTCTGCATGAAAAAGATGTGCTGACTGGTATCGGTGATGCCATCGGCGAATTGCACACATACCAATGTTCACGGGAGCACGTGTGCAGCTATAGAGAAACGACGGAATGTATTGTAAGAAAGCGGGAGATTCTTCAAAACAGGTAAGAACAATCAAAGCCATCGGTTATCAACCGGTGGCTTTTTCATTGGAGTAGATATGCCGCCACGAACACCAAAAGCCTGCCGCGTTCGCGGTTGCCGCAATACCACTACTGACCCGTCAGGCTATTGTGAAAGCCATAAAAGCGAAGGCTGGAAGCAATACAAGCCAGGACAATCTCGTCATCAGCGCGGTTATGGTTCGAAGTGGGATGTTATCCGCGTGCGTGTCCTGAAGCGTGACAAAGGCCTGTGTCAGCTATGTCTGCGTGCTGGTGTGGTGCGTGAGGCGAAAACTGTTGACCACATCATCCCTAAAGCGCATGGCGGCACTGATGCCGACTGTAATCTGCAGAGTCTGTGCTGGCCGTGTCATAAGGCGAAGACGGCCCGTGAACGGTTGAAGTGATAATGATTCTCAACTGCCTGAGGGGAGGGGCGGGTCAAATCCCTGCGGCCTGACGTCTTCCGGACTGCCCGCCCCATCGTTTTTTTATACCCGCGAAAAATGAAATTTAACCAGGAGTGCCGCATATGGCTGGAACGGCGGGGCGTTCCGGGCGTCGCCCCAAGCCAACGGCGCGCAAGGCGCTGTCCGGAAACCCCGGCAAGCGAGCCCTGAACAAAGATGAACCTGTTTTTACGCCCATCAAAGGTGTTGAGCCACCGGAGTGGTTCGCTGAAGAGGATCTCCCTCTCGCCACGATCATGTGGCAACTGACAACCAAAGAACTCTGCGGTCAGGGCCTGCTGTGCGTGACTGACCTAGCGGTACTTGAGCGGTGGTGCGTGGCCTATGAGTTCTGGCGACGTGCCGTGAAAAATATTGCCAGACAGGGCAACACCATCACCGGTGCAATGGGCGGTATGGTCAAAAATCCGGAGCTGACCGCCAAGAAAGAACAGGAGTCCGAGATGAGCAGCACGGGGGCAATGCTCGGACTCGACCCCAGCAGCCGCCAGCGTCTGATTGGCCTGGCGGGGCAGAAGAAAGCCACTAACCCGTTTCTGAAAATCATCGAATCATGAGCCGGAAATCTTACCCCAACGTAAATGCTGCCAATCAGTATGCCCGTGATGTCGTGCGCGGAAAGATTGTGGCCTGCCAGTTTGTGATTCAGGCCTGCCAGCGCCATCTTGATGACCTGATGGCGGAAAAAAGTAAGTCGTTTCGTTACCGCTTCGACAAGGACCTGGCTGAACGGGCCGCGAAATTTATTCAGCTGTTGCCACACACCAAGGGGGAGTGGGCATTCAAGAGGATGCCCATCACGCTGGAACCGTGGCAGCTCTTTGTGATCTGCTGTGCGTTTGGCTGGGTCAATAAAGGCTCCCGGCTGCGCCGCTTCAGGGAGGTGTATACCGAAATCCCCCGTAAGAACGGCAAATCGGCAATCTCTGCCGGTGTTGCCCTGTATTGTTTTGCCTGTGATAACGAGTTTGGCGCGGAAGTGTATTCCGGTGCCACGACAGAGAAACAGGCGTGGGAAGTCTTTCGCCCGGCGCGACTGATGTGTAAACGCACACCCATGCTGACGGAAGCGTTCGGGATTGAGGTTAACGCCTCAAACATGAACCGTCCGGAGGATGGCGCGCGGTTTGAACCGCTGATCGGTAACCCCGGTGATGGTTCATCACCCCACTGTGCCGTGGTGGATGAATATCACGAGCACGCCACCGATGCGCTTTATACCACGATGCTTACCGGGATGGGCGCGCGACGTCAGCCACTGATGTGGGCCATCACCACCGCCGGGTACAACATTGAGGGGCCGTGCTACGACAAGCGGCGGGAAGTTATCGAGATGCTCAACGGTTCGGTACCCAACGATGAATTGTTCGGGATCATCTATACCGTTGACGAAGGCGATGACTGGACCGACCCGCAGGTGCTGGAAAAAGCTAACCCGAATATTGGCGTGTCGGTTTATCGCGAATTTTTGTTAAGTCAGCAGCAGCGTGCGAAAAATAACGCCCGTCTGGCAAACGTCTTTAAAACAAAACACCTCAATATCTGGGTGTCGGCGCGTTCGGCGTATTTCAACCTGGTGAGCTGGCAGAGCTGCGAGGATAAATCACTGACCCTTGAGCAGTTCGAGGGGCAACCGTGCATTCTGGCCTTTGACCTGGCGCGTAAGCTGGATATGAACAGCATGGCGCGACTTTATACCCGCGAGATTGACGGTAAAACGCATTACTACAGTGTGGCCCCGCGTTTCTGGGTACCGTATGACACGGTGTACAGCGTCGAGAAAAATGAAGATCGACGGACAGCCGAACGCTTTCAGAAATGGGTGGAAATGGGCGTTCTGACCGTTACCGATGGTGCGGAGGTGGATTATCGCTACATCCTCGAGGAGGCCAAAGCGGCGAACAAAATCAGCCCGGTCAGTGAGTCACCCATTGACCCCTTCGGGGCGACCGGGTTGTCACATGACCTTGCTGATGAAGACCTGAACCCCATCACTATCATTCAGAACTACACCAACATGTCCGACCCGATGAAAGAGCTGGAAGCGGCAATTGAATCGGGGCGCTTTCATCATGATGGCAATCCCATCATGACCTGGTGTATCGGCAACGTGGTCGGCAAAACCATTCCGGGTAACGATGATGTGGTGAAGCCCGTCAAAGAGCAGGCGGAAAACAAAATCGATGGTGCAGTTGCGCTGATTATGGCGGTTGGCAGAGCCATGCTGTATGAGAAAGAAGACACGCTGTCCGACCACATTGAGTCCTACGGGATCCGCTCGCTTTAACTGAGGTAATTATGATCATGCTGATTCTCGCGCCTCTGGTGGGCGTGCTGGGGGTGCTTTTGCTGGCGTATGGTGCCTGGCTGATTTATCCCCCGGCGGGGTTTGTTGTTGCCGGGGCGTTGTGCCTGTTCTGGTCGTGGCTGGTGGCGCGATATCTCGACCGTACACAGATGTCTGTTGGTGGAGGTAAATAGTGTTCTTTTCGGGATTATTTCAACGAAAAAGTGACGCACCGGTGACCACGCCAGCAGAGCTGGTGGATGCTATCGGGCTGTCATACGACACCTATACCGGAAAGCAGATCAGCAGCCAGAGGGCCATGCGACTGACGGCGGTTTTTTCCTGCGTCAGGGTGCTGGCGGAGTCGGTCGGGATGTTGCCATGCAACCTGTATCGCCTGAACGGCAGCCTGAAGCAGAGAGCCACTGGCGAACGTCTGCATAAGCTGATCTCCACGCATCCCAATGGCTATATGACGCCGCAGGAGTTCTGGGAGCTGGTGGTCACCTGTCTGTGCCTGCGGGGAAACTTTTATGCCTACAAAGTGAAAGCATTTGGCGAAGTGGCTGAACTGCTGCCCGTCGATCCCGGCTGTGTGGTACCGAAGCTTAACAGTAGCTGGGAGCCGGTCTATCAGGTCACATTCCCGGATGGCTCCACGGATGTACTGAGCCAGGAGGATATCTGGCATGTGCGCACGCTGACGCTGGACGGACTGGTGGGGCTGAATCCCATCGCCTATGCCCGCGAGGCAATATCGCTGGCGGCAGCGACCGAAGAGCACGGGGCCAGACTGTTCAGCAATGGCGCGGTGACGTCGGGTGTGTTGCGTACAGAGCAGACGCTGTCAGATCAGGCTTACGAGCGCCTGAAGAAAGATTTTGAGGAGCGTCACACCGGGCTTGGCAATGCTCACCGCCCGATGATCCTTGAGATGGGGCTGGACTGGAAGTCGATGGCGCTGAACGCCGAGGACAGCCAGTTCCTGGAAACCCGCAAGTTTCAGCTTGAAGAAATCTGTCGTCTGTTCCGGGTACCGTTGCACATGGTGCAGAACACCGATCGCGCCACCTTCAACAATATCGAAGAACTGGGGCTCGGATTTATCAACTATTCACTGGTGCCGTATCTGACCCGCATCGAACAGCGGATCAACACCGGACTGGTACGAAAAAGTAAGCAGGGCGTTTATTACGCCAAATTTAACGCCGGGGCGTTACTGCGCGGGGATATGAAGTCCCGTTTTGAAGCCTACGCCACCGGGATTAACTGGGGAATTTACTCTCCCAATGACTGCCGCGACCTGGAAGATATGAATCCGCGTCCCGGTGGTGATGTCTATCTCACACCGATGAACATGACCACGAAACCCTCCGATGGCAGTAAAGCCGGTAAGCAGAAGGATAACGCCAATGCAGACGAAACAACGTCTTGATGTACCGCTGAGTCTGAAATCTGTCAGTGACTCCGGTGAGTTTGAAGGGTATGGCTCCGTCTTTGGTGTAAAGGACAGCCACGATGATGTGGTGATGTCCGGGGCATTTGCTGCTTCCCTGCGGGCGTGGAGTGACAGAAAAGCGTTACCTGCGCTGCTCTGGCAGCACCGCATGGATGAACCCATCGGTGTTTACACCGAAATGAAGGAAGACGATGTCGGGCTTTACGTCAGGGGACGGTTGCTTATTGATGATGATCCCCTCGCAAAACGCGCACATGCACACATGAAGGCCGGTTCGTTAACCGGCCTTTCTATTGGGTACGTCCTGAAAGACTGGGAATACGACCGGAGCAAAGAAGCCTTTCTGCTGAAAGAAATCGACCTCTGGGAAGTCAGCCTGGTGACGTTCCCGTCTAACGACGAGGCGCGGATCAGCGACGTCAAGAACGCACTGGCCCGCGGGGAAATCCCCGAACAGAAAAAAATCGAAAGAGTCCTGCGTGATGTCGGACTCTCCCGTACCCAGGCCAAAGCATTCATGGCCGGGGGCTATGGCGCACTGTCCCTGCGCGACGCTGAGGATGTGGGCTCTGCACTGAATGCACTGAAAAATCTGAACTTCTAATCAGGAGAAATACGATGGCGGTTGATATTAAAGATGTCGAACAGGTCGCGCAGGAGCTGCAGCAGAAGTTTGACGACTTCAAAGCAAAGAACGACAAGCGCGTGGATGCGATTGAGCAGGAAAAAGGCAAGCTTGCCGGGCAGGTGGAAACCCTGAACGGGAAACTCAGCGAGCTGGAAAATCTCAAAAGCGACCTTGAAAAAGAGCTGCTTGAGCTGAAACGTCCGGCAGGTGGTGCGCAAAATAAACTGGCCACCGAGCATAAAGAAGCGTTTGTGGGCTTCCTGCGTAAAGGCCGTGAAGATGGTCTGCGCGATCTGGAGCGCAAGGCATTACAGGTGGGCACCGATGAAGACGGCGGCTATGCCGTGCCGGAAGCACTGGATCGCAACATTCTCACCCTGCTGAAAGATGAAGTGGTGATGCGCCAGGAAGCCACGGTGATCACCGTTGGTGGTTCCGACTACAAAAAACTGGTGAATCTGGGCGGCACGGCTTCCGGATGGGTTGGCGAGACTGACGCGCGCTCCCAGACTGCCACCTCAAAACTGGGCCTGATTGAACCTTTCATGGGGGAAATCTACGGTAACCCGCAGGCCACCCAGAAAATGCTGGATGATGCCTTTTTCAACGTGGAAGCATGGATCAACAGCGAGCTGGCAACCGAATTTGCCGAACAGGAAGAAATTGCCTTTACCACCGGCGATGGTACCAAGAAGCCGAAAGGGTTCCTGGCGTATGAATCCACGGATGAAACCGATAAGGTCCGGGCGTTCGGCAAACTTCAGCATATTGTATCCGGCGACGCGACGGCGGTGACCGCAGACGCCATTATCAAACTGATTTACACGCTGCGTAAGGCACACCGCACAGGCGCGAAGTTCATGATGAACAACAACAGCCTGTTTGCCATCCGTCTGCTGAAAGACAGCGAGGGTAACTATCTGTGGCGTCCGGGGCTGGAGCTGGGGCAGCCGTCCTCTCTGGCGGGTTACGGTATCGCTGAAAACGAACAGATGCCGGATATCGCCGCTGATGCGAAAGCCATTGCATTTGGTAACTTCAAACGGGGTTACACCATCGTTGACCGTATCGGCACCCGCATTCTGCGTGACCCGTACACCAATAAACCGTTTGTCGGTTTTTATACCACCAAACGCACCGGCGGCATGCTGGTCGATTCGCAGGCCATCAAACTGCTGAAGATTGCAGTGGCGTAATCACTCAGGGGCGCGGAACCGCGCCCCTGTTCTGACGGGTGAAGAATCATGATCCTGAAACAAGATCTGAAATGGTCACCGGACGGTATGCGTGTTGAGGTCATTCGGGCCGGTGAGTATGACGACGGGGCGCTTCCTGCCCGGGTGCAGGAGATTGCACTTCAGGCCGGGTTAGCAGAGCGCGGAACCAGTGCAAAAAGCAGTAAAGCGACAAAAGAGAAAAAAGCCACGACCAGTAAAGAGGGCTGAGTATGCTTCTGACAATGGAAGAGATTAAAGCCCAACTCCGGCTGGATGAGGATTTCGATGCTGATGACCGCCATCTGCAACTGCTGGCCTGTGCGGCACAAAAGCGGACGGAAACGTATCTGAACCGGAAGCTCTATGCACCGGATGAAACCATTCCGGACAGCGATCCGGACGGGCTGCACCTGCCGGATGATATTCGTCTGGGGATGCTGATGCTTATCAGCCATTTTTACGAAAACCGCTCGTCGGTTACGGAAGTGGAGAAACTCGACATGCCGCAGAGTTTTGGCTGGCTTGTCGGCCCGTACAGGTACTTTCCGCAATGAAAATTCGTCAGGCGCAGACCAGCGCAACCTACATTCTGCCGGACCCCGGTGAACTGAATAAACGCGTCCTGATCCGCCAGCGGGTGGATATGCCCGCGGATAACTTTGGCGTGGAGCCTCAATACCCGGTTACGTTCCGGACATGGGCGAAGGTTATCCAGACCAGTGCCACCACCTGGCAGGAAACCGCGCAGACCGGGGACGCCATCACCCATTACATCACCATTCGTTACCGCCGGGGGATCACCGCTGATTATGAGGTGGTCTGCGGTGACAGTGTGTACCGGGTGAAACGTCAGCGCGATCTGAACGGGGCGCGGCGCTTTCTGCTGCTGGAGTGTACGGAGCTGGGCGAATGTAGGCAGAGTCACGGAGGCAACAATGACGACTTCCTTTTTGCACGTTGATTTTCAGCAGCCTGCGGAGATGCGCTTTAACCGCGCCCGTGTCCGGCGGGCGTTTGTCACGATTGGTCAGCGTCATATGCGTGATGCCCGTCGGCTGGTGATGCGCCGTGCGCGGTCGGCACCGGGTGAAAACCCCGGTTATCAGACCGGACGCCTGGCTCGTTCGATTGGTTACATGGTACCCAGAGCCAGTAAACATCGCCCTGGTTTTATGGCACGTATAGCCCCTAACCAGCGTAATGGAGAGGGAAACCGTCGTATCACCGGTGATTTTTATCCGGCTTTTTTGTTCTATGGCGTGAGGCGAGGGGCAAAGCGTCGTCGCAGCCATCATCGTGGTGCATCCGGTGGCAGCGGCTGGCGACTGGCTCCACGTAATAACTTCATGGTGGAAACGCTTGAAAAGAACCGCAGCTGGACACGCTATTTTCTGGCGCGGGAATTGCGTAAATCACTGAAGCCGGAGCGACGACACAGATGAAACTGACTCCTGTTATTGCTGCGCTGCGTGCCCGCTGTCCGTATTTTGAAAACCGGGTGGCAGGCGCGGCCCAGTTCAAAAATCTGCCGGAGGTCGGAAAGCTGAAGCTCCCGGCGGCATATGTGGTACCGGGTGATGACTCTCCGGGAGAAAACAAAAGCCAGACCGACTACTGGCAGGAGCTGAAAGAGGGCTTCTCCGTGGTTGTCATACTGAGTAACGGGCGTGATGAGCGCGGTCAGTTTGCCTCGTATGATGTGGTGGACGATGTCCGGCAGATGCTCTTTAAGGCTCTGCTGGGCTGGAACCCGGAAGCGTGTGGTAACCCGATTACCTATGACGGCGGCACGCTGCTGGATCTGAATCGTCATGAGCTGATTTATCAGTTCGATTTTTCGGTCATCAGCGAGCTGACCGAAGACGATACCCGCCAGCAGGATGACCTGAACAGTCTGGATGAACTGCGAACGCTGGCGATTGATGTTGATTATCTCGATCCCGGTAACGGGCCTGACGGCGATATCGAACATCACACCGAAATACCCCTTCCTTCCTGAGGATCATCATGTTTGTGAAACCTGTTAAAGGGCGGTCAGTGCCTGACCCTGCCCACGGCGACCTTTTGCCCGCCGAAGGGCGAAATGTTGATGAGAACAACTACTGGCTGCGCCGTGAAGCAGCGGGTGATATCCGGCGCGTGAATAAAAAGGTGAACACCGATGACGATAAGCTTTAACACCATTCCGTCGAATACGCTGGTTCCGCTGTTTTATGCGGAAATGGATAACCAGGCTGCGAATACTGCACAGGACAGCGGAGCATCGCTGCTGATTGGTCATGCCAATAACGGTGCAGAGATTGTTGCCAACAGTCTGGTGCTGATGCCGTCGGCAGACTATGCACGCCAGATTTGTGGTGCGGGAAGTCAGCTGGCGCGTATGGTCGAGGCTTATCGCCAGACCGACCCGTTTGGTGAGCTGTATGTGATTGCCGTTCCGGAAGCCACAGGCGCGGCGGCAACGGTTACGCTGACGGTGACCGGGGAAGCAACCGAAAGCGGCACGATGAATGTCTATGTGGGACGTACCCGCGTGCAGGCTCCGGTGACCAACGGCGATAACGTCACGACGATTGCCAGCAGTATCAAAGATGCCATCAATGCCGTTCCGACTCTGCCGTTTACAGCTTCATCTTCGGCTGGCGTGGTCACACTGACCGCGCGTCATAAGGGGCTTTGCGGGAATGAAATTCCTGTCAGCCTCAATTACTACGGCTTCGGTGGGGGCGAAGTGCTGCCAGCGGGCGTACAGATTGCCGTGGCGACGGGGAACGCCGGAACGGGCGCTCCTGTTCTCACCGGCGCGGTGGCTGCAATGGCGGATGAGCCGTTTGATTATATCGGCCTGCCGTTCAACGACACGGCCTCCGTTAACACGCTGGTGACCGAGATGAACGATACCAGCGGTCGCTGGAGCTATGCGCGTCAGCTGTATGGTCATGTGTATACGGCAAAGATCGGCACGCTGTCAGAACTGGTGACCGCAGGTGACCAGTTTAACCAGCAGCACATTACCCTGGCGGGGTACGAAAAAGACACCCAGACGCCTGCCGACGAGCTGGCGGCAAGCCGTACCGCCCGCGCAGCGGTGTTTATCCGCAACGATCCGGCACGTCCCACGCAGACCGGTGAGCTGGTGGGTATGCTGCCTGCGCCGAAGGGGAAACGGTTCACGATGACCGAGCAGCAGACCCTGCTGTCTCATGGCGTGGCAACGGCGTATGTCGAAAGCGGGGTGCTGCGCATTCAGCGTGATGTCACCACGTACAGGAAAAATGCTTACGGGGTTGCGGATAACAGCTACCTCGACAGCGAGACGCTGCATACCAGTGCGTATGTACTGCGCAAACTGAAATCCGTCATTACCAGTAAGTACGGGCGTCACAAGCTTGCCAGCGACGGTACCCGCTTTGGTCCCGGTCAGGCGATTGTCACCCCGGCGGTAATCAAAGGGGAACTGCTGGCAACCTACCGTCAGCTTGAGCGTGCGGGGATCGTGGAAAACTACGAACTGTTTAAGCAGTATCTGGTTGTGGAGCGTGATGCCAGCGATCCGAACCGCCTGAACACGCTGTTCCCGCCTGACTATGTTAACCAGTTGCGTGTTTTTGCCGTGGTTAACCAGTTCCGTCTTCAGTATTCAGAGGAGTCTGCATAATGGCCCGTATCGGGGGAACCTGTTATTTCAAAATTGACGGTCAGCAGCTATCGCTGACCGGCGGCATTGAGGTGCCCATGAACAGGACGGTCAATGATGACATCATCGGCCTGGACGGTTCAGTGGACCGCAAGGAAACTCACCGTGCGCCTTATGTCAAAGGGACCTTCAAGGTGCCGAAGAATTTTCCGGTGAGCAAAATCACCTCGTCTGATGAGATGACCATCACTGCCGAGCTGGCGAACGGTCAGGTCTATGTATTGTCGTCCGCCTGGCTGCACGGAGAAGCGAACCATAATGCCGAAGAAGGCACGGTTGATCTTGAGTTCCACGGTGAAGAAGGGGATTACCAGTAATGAAAGAGCTTGAGTTAAAGAAACCGATTATCGCTCATGGTGAGACACTCTCCGTACTGGAGTTTGATGAACCCACCGGGAAGGATGTCCGCGAGCTGGGGTATCCCTACCAGATGAATCAGGATGAGTCCGTCAGACTTCTGGCGCATGTGGTGTCGAAATACATTGTGCGGCTGGCGAAAGTGCCGCAAAGCTCTGTCGACCAGATGTCTCCGGCAGACCTGAATGCAGCGGCGTGGCTTGTGGCTGGTTTTTTCCTCCAGGCCTGACGGCTGAATACCTCACTGATCGCTTCTTTGACTGCGCCAGCTACTGGCGCATTAATCCCTTCGAATTGCTGAATATGCCGATCAGTGAAATTCCCTTGCTGGTCAGTCAGGCAAACAGGATAGAGCAGGAGAAACGCACACATGGCTGAGTTTGAGCTTAAGGCGTTGATCACCGGTGTCGACAGGCTTTCTCCCGCGCTGTCGAAAATGCAAAAGAAAATCCGGGGATTTAAACGCCAGGCGGAAGAAGCGTCACAGGGTGGGCTGGCTCTTGGTGGCGGACTGGCAGCGGGGCTGACGCTTTCCCTGAAATCTTATGCCGATCAGGAAAACGCCGCTACCGGGCTGAAAGTCGCCATGATGGATGCGAACGGCGAGGTTGGAAAGAGCTTTCAGGACATCAATAAACTGGCTATTGGCCTGGGTAACCAGCTACCCGGTACAACGGCTGATTTCCAGAACATGATGCAGATGCTGGTGCGTCAGGGGATCCCGGCAGAAAACATTCTGGGTGGTGTGGGTAAAGCGACAGCTTATCTTGCGGTACAACTGAAAAAAACACCGGAAGCGGCTGCCGAGTTTGCCGCAAAGATGCAGGATGCTACCGGAACGGCCTCAGAAGACATGATGGGGCTGTTCGACACAATTCAGAAGGCGTTTTATCTGGGCGTTGACGACACCAACATGCTGTCATTCTTCACTAAAACCAGCTCTGTTCTGAAGATGGTGAATAAGGACGGTCTTCAGGCTGCACAGAGTCTTGCCCCCATCAGTGTCATGATGGATCAGATGGGGATGAACGGGGAGTCGGCAGGTAATGCCCTGCGAAAAGTTATCCAGTCCGGATTAAGCGTTAAGAAAATCAGGGACGTCAATAAAATCATGGCCCGCCAGAAACTCGGGGTACAGCTCGATTTTACTGATGGCAAAGGGAGTTTTGGCGGTCTTGATAACATGTTCAGGCAACTGGCAAAGCTGCGAAAACTGACCGACGTTAAGCGAACCGGTGTACTTAAGGCAATATTTGGTGATGATGCCGAAACCCTTCAGGTGGTCAATGCACTAATCGATAAAGGAAAGGATGGCTACGATCAGATCCAGCAGAAGATGAATAAACAGGCCAGCCTGAATAAACGTGTTCAGGCTCAGCTTGGTACGCTGTCCAACCTGTGGGAGGCAATGACGGGGACCGCAACTAACGGCCTTGCGGCTATTGGCGGCGCATTTTCTGGTGACGCTAAGAACATCACGCAGTGGCTGGGGGAGTTGGGGGAGAAATTCACGAAGTTTGCGGATGAAAATCCCCGGGTTATTCGCGGCGTCGTCGGGCTTGCTGCCGGTCTTGCGATTCTGAAACTGGGATTGATGGGCGTGGGCAGTGCCATCAGCATTGTCAGCAGGATCATGTCGATGACGCCGATTGGCATGATTGCGACGGCGATAGCCCTGGCTGCGGGATTAATTATCACTAACTGGGATGTTGTCGGACCTTATTTCAAGAAGCTCTGGGAAACCATTGGTCCTTATTTTGAGGCTGGCTGGGAACTCCTTAAGAAAGTTTTTGCCTGGTCGCCGCTGGGGATGGTGATCAATAACTGGGGACCGGTTGTTAAGTGGTTTCAGGATATGTGGGATAAGCTGAAGCCGATTATTGAATGGTTTACCGACAGTTCCGGTGACACGGTCGATACCATTAACTCGGCGCAGTGGGGCGCGGGTGCTTATGATGCTTATGGGACGGGAATACCGGCACGGGGATACACGCCTTATCCGGCGGTGGATCCGGCTCAGGCAAACAACGCCTCCGATGCCACAGGCTCGAATCCCTTCATGATTAATAAAGCTACCGCGTCAAAAGTTGATGGTGAGATCAAGGTATCATTTATAAATATGCCACCAGGTATGCGGGTTACGGAAACACGCTCCAGTGGCATTGATATAAATCACGATGTTGGCTATACCCGATTTTGGTAGCCAGGATTCCCCTCACATGTATTGCTGGTTGTAAGTCATAAATAGAGTGATAGAATTAATGCACATTTAGAAAAATGTTAATAGGCGAAAAATGAAAGGCTATATCACAGCAAGTGTAATTCTTGGAGCAGCGGCTATTTTTTCATCTCTCATAATCTCTGGCAACATCTCCTTTAAAGATGAACATATTATTCAGTTATCTGGAGGAGCCATAAAACTTGGTGATGTTTATAAAGAAAATAAATTGATAAGTGCAAAGATTATTTTTCCAGATAATCAGGGTGAACAGATTCTTGTTGTCGACGGCAATCCTGAAAACTTTAAGGAGGATTTTCAGGAGAAATTAAATAAAGTAATAAAAACTTTAAATGCGTCAAAGAAAAAAGATGAAGAGAAAGTTAGCTTGGATAATTTAAGTGTTATTGAAGAGTCTAAACTAGAGCTCGTTTCTGCGGTGCGTTACTCTGCTCAGTATGTTCCTATGTTTACTCTGACGCTGGACAAAAAAGAAATTACTATGCCTAAAAATACGGTAATATTTCCATTTGCCAGCGATGAAACAGCTAAGTATTTAAATGAACAACAGCAAAAGTATAAAGATTCGTTGTTTCTGACTCGCTAATTAATAAAATTCATTACAAGGCCACCTTCTAATAGGTGGCTTTTTTATTTTCGGAGTGTATATGACGTGGAAAGACAGGCTTCAGGATGCGTCATTTCGAGGTGTGCCGTTTAAGGTTGAAGAAGAAAGTGCGGGAACCGGCCGTCGTGTGGAAACACACGAATATCCGAACCGCGACAAACCCTATACCGAAGATCTGGGAAAAGTCACTTTCCGCCCGTCCATCACGGCTTATGTGGTGGGAGATGACTGCTTTGACCAGCGCGATCGCCTGATTGACGCGCTGAATAAACCCGGTCCCGGCACGCTTGTCCATCCGACTTACGGTGAGCTGAAAGTCTGTGTTGACGGAGAGGTTCGGGTCAGCACATCGAAGAGTGAAGGGCGTATTGTCCGCTTTGACCTGAAGTTTGTCGAAGCGGGAGAACTCTCTTACCCCACATCAGGTGCGGCGACGGCGCAGACGCTGATGTCATCCTGTTCTGCACTGGATGACTGCATCAGTGACAGTTTCAGTAGTTTCAGTATCGATGGCGTGGCAGATTTTGTGCAGAACGACGTCGTCGGTAATGCCAGCACAATGCTTGGGTATGTTTCTGATGCGATGAAAGTGGTGGATTCTGCCGTATCGGATGCCGCCAGGCTATTGCAGGGGGATATCTCGGTACTTCTGTCGCCGCCATCGTCAGGCAAAAATTTCGTTGAGCAGGTGCAGAAAATGTGGCGTACCGGGAAACGCCTTTATGGTAACGCCAGCGACCTGGTCACCATGATCAAAACGTTTTCCGGGGTCAGTCTCGGCAGTAATCTGCAACCCCGCGGCATCTGGAAAACGGACAGTAAAACCACCGCCACGGCTACGCAGCAGCGTAACGTGGTTGCCAGCACCCTTCGTACGACCGCAATCAGCGAAGCGGCGTATGCCGTCACACGATTGCCTGCGCCCACAACTTCCGCGGTGATGCAGAATGCCACAGTGGGGCAGTCAACAACACCCGCGCAGAGCACTGGCTGGCCTTCCGTCACGCATCCGGCACTGAACAATGCACCTGCGGTGAAAAACACGGTTGACCTGCCAACGTGGGAAGAACTGACCGACATTCGCGACACACTGAATACGGCAATTGATAAGGAGTTGTCCCGTACAACCAGTGATGCGCTGTTTCTGGCGCTGCGCCGGGTGAAAGCAGATCTGAATGCGGATATCAACACGCGCCTTGAACAGTCTGCACGGATCATTCATCGCACACCGGATGAGGTTTTACCCGCGCTGGTGCTGGCGGCGACCTGGTTTGATAACGCGGCGCGTGACGCGGACATTATCCGGCGTAATGCCATTACGCATCCCGGCTTTGTGCCGGTGATCCCTCTGAAGGTGCCAGTGCAATGAACGATAACGTCACGCTACGGGTAAATGGCCGGGAGTGGAATGGCTGGACATCGGTGCGCATCGGTGCCGGTATTGAACGGCTGGCGCGGGATTTCAACGTGGAGATCACCCGCCAGTGGCCGGGAGATGAGGGTATCACCACGCTTCAGCCGCGCATTAAAAATGGTTCAAAAGTGGAAGTGCTAATTGGTGATGAGCTGGTGATCACCGGCTGGGTGGAGGCGACCCCCGTTCGTTACGATGCCCGTTCGGTCAGCACCGGTATTGCCGGACGTAGTCTGACTGCTGACCTGATTGACTGTGCAGCCGAACCGACACAGTTTAACGGACGATCGCTGGTACAGATTGCGCAGGCGCTTGCTGCGCCTTTCGGCATTGAGGTGGTGAACAGCGATGCGCCGTCGGGTGTTATTCCTGATGTCCAGCCTGATCACGGTGAAACGGTGATCGAGGTGATCAACAAAATACTCGGTCAGCAGCAGGCGCTGGCTTATGACGACCCGCACGGCAGGCTGGTGATTGGCGGTATTGGCTCAACGCGGGCACATACCGCGCTGGTACTTGGGGAAAACATCCTTTCCTGTGATACGGAGAAGAGTATCCGGGAGCGGTTTTCAGTTTACCAGGTGGCGGGGCAGCGTGCCGGAAACGACGATGATTTCGGTGAGGCCACCACCACCGCGCTGCGGGCCCGCACAGAGGACGCATTTATTGCCCGTTACCGTCCGATGTATATCAGGCAGACAGGGCAGGCCACGGGGGCAGGCTGTATTGCGCGTGCTGACTTTGAAGCCCGACAACGGGCGGCGCGGACGGATGAAACCACCTATGTGGTGCAGGGCTGGCGACAGGGTAACGGTACGCTGTGGCAGCCCAACCAGCGGGTGATTGTCTTCGATCCGGTCTGTGGTTTCGACAATACCGAACTGCTTGTCTCGGAAGTCACGTTTACTCAGGACCAGAACGGCACCCTGACGGAAATCCGTGTCGGCCCACCTGATGCTTATCTGCCTGAACCAGAAGCCCCCGGCGCGCGGAAAAAGAAAAAAGCCAGAGTACAGGAGGACCCGTTCTGATGAGGACGATTGAAGCCATGCAGCGACAACTCCTCGGCCTGATTGGGCGGGCCGTGGTGAAAAGCATCAGTGCCGCCACGAAATGTCAGACCGTGGATGTGTCCCTGATTGCCGGTGAACCCAAAGCCGGGGTTGAACATCTTGAACCCTACGGTTTTACCGCAAGGGCAAACAGCGGTGCGGAAGCGGTGGTGTTGTTTCCGGATGGCGACCGTTCTCATGCGGTGGTTGTTACGGTGTCGGACCGGCGCTACCGCCTGAAAGGGCTGCAGACGGGTGAGGTGGCTGTCTATGACGATCAGGGGCAGTCCGTGACGCTGACCCGGGAGGGGATCGTGGTGGACGGTGCAGGTAAAACGATCACGTTTCGCAATGCACCTGAAGCACGTTTTGAAATGGACCTTGAAGTGACCGGACAGGTGAAAGACCTGTGCGACTCCGGCGGCACCACCATGTCAGCGATGCGGCTTGCCTATAACGGTCATTGTCACAGAGAGAACGGTCAGGGCAGTAACACCGACAAACCTGATAAAGCGATGGAGGCATGATGGAACTGTGGCTGACGGTGAACGGTAAACGCACCTGCGCCAGCGCACCGCTGGATCCGCTGACCCGCGCCGTGGTGATTTCCCTGTTTACCTGGCGGCGGGCGGAGCCTGATGACAACGCCGACGTCCCGATGGGATGGTGGGGGGATACCTGGCCTGCGGTACAGAATGACCGTTACGGCTCCCGACTGTGGCTGCTTCAGCGCAGCAAACTGACCAATCAGCTGGTGCAGACGGTAAAGGGGTATATCCGTGAATGCCTGCAATGGATGATTGATGACGGCGTGGTGTCCCGTATTGATCTGGATATCCGCCGCACCGGGATTAATGAACTTGGTAACAGTATCACCCTCTGGCGTCGTGACGGACCGGTAATGATTTCTTTTGATGATCTGTGGAGTGCGATAACGCATGGCGGACAGTGAATTTCAGCGCCCGACGCTGGCAGAAAATATCAGTATGCTCCGTAACGATTTATTCGCCAGGCTGGACGTCAGCGACACGCTCCGGCGCATGGATGAAGACGTGCGGGCAAAGGTGTATGCGGCGGCGCTGCATACGGTTTACGGGTACATCGATTATCTGGCAATGAACATGCTGCCTGACCTGTGCGATGAGTCCTGGCTGGCGCGACATGCTGCGATGAAACGGTGTCCGCGCAAGGGGGCCACGGCTGCCAGCGGGTATATGCGCTGGGAAGGTGTCAGTGATGGCCTGAAGGTGACTGCCGGGAGTGTTATTCAGCGCGATGACCTGGTTCAGTACACGGCAACTGCCGATGCAACCAGCTCCGGTGGTGTCCTGCGCGTGCCGATCGCCTGCTCAAGTGCAGGCGCGGTCGGTAACGCTGACGACGGTACGTCATTAATCCTGGTCACGCCGGTGAATGGTCTGCCGTCTTCCGGCGTGGCAGATACCCTGACAGGTGGATTTGATACTGAAGAGCTGGAAACGTGGCGCGCCCGCGTCATTGAGCGGTATTACTGGACACCTCAGGGCGGGGCTGACGGGGACTATGTCGTCTGGGCTAAAGAAGTGCCCGGCATTACCCGCGCATGGACATACCGTCACTGGATGGGAACGGGAACTGTCGGTGTGATGATTGCCAGCAGTGACCTGATTAATCCCATTCCGGAAGAATCAACGGAAACGGCAGCAAGACAACATATCGGGCCACTGGCCCCGGTGGCAGGCTCTGATTTGTATGTATTCAGGCCGGTGGCACATACGGTGGATTTTCATATCCGCGTGACGCCGGACACACCAGAAATACGAGCCGCCATTACTGCGGAGTTGCGTTCGTTCCTGCTGCGTGATGGTTATCCGCAGGGAGAACTGAAGGTGTCGCGTATCAGTGAAGCGATTTCCGGTGCGAACGGGGAATACAGCCATCAGTTGCTTGCACCGGCGGACAATATCTCCATTGCAAAAAATGAACTGGCGGTTCTGGGGACGATTTCATGGACGTGACAAACGATGATTACATCCGCCTGTTATCGGCACTGTTGCCGCCCGGTCCGGCGTGGTCAGCCAGCGAGCCGGCGATTGCCGGTGCGGCACCGTCATTAACCCGTGTTCATCAGCGTGCGGATGCCCTGATGCGGGAGCTGGATCCGCGCACCACCACCGAACTGATAAACCGCTGGGAGCGTCTGTGCGGTCTGCCGGATGAATGTATTCCGGCGGGAACGCAGACCCTTCGCCAGCGTCAGCAACGGCTGGATGCGAAGGTTAACCTGGCGGGCGGCATCAACGAGGATTTTTATCTTGCACAGCTTGCTGCCCTGGGCAGACCAGATGCCACCATCACGCGATACGACAAAAGCACGTTCACCTGCTCATCGGCCTGTACTGACGCGGTGAATGCGCCTGAATGGCGGTATTACTGGCAGGTCAACATGCCAGCCACCACCAACACCACCTGGATGACATGTGGCGATCCCTGTGATTCCGCGCTGCGTATATGGGGCGACACCGTTGTCGAGTGTGTGCTTAACAAACTCTGCCCGTCGCATACCTACGTAATTTTTAAATATCCGGAGTAATCCATGCATCGCATAGACACTAAAACCGCGCAGAAGGATAAGTTCGGCGCGGGTAAGAACGGTTTTACCCGTGGTAACCCCCAGACCGGCACACCTGCCACCGATCTGGATGATGACTACTTTGACATGTTGCAGGAGGAGCTTTGCAGCGTGGTGGAGGCATCCGGTGCCAGTCTTGAGAAGACTCGGCACGACCAGCTGCTTACCGCGCTTCGTGCGCTGCTGTTAAGCCGCAATAATCCGTTTGGCGATATCAAATCGGATGGCACGGTGAAAACGGCTCTTGAAAACCTTGGTTTGGGAGAAGGCTCAGCATTACCCGTTGGCGTACCTGTTCCGTGGCCTTCAGCCACACCGCCGACAGGCTGGCTGAAATGCAACGGTGCCGCTTTTTCTGCTGAAGAATACCCGGAACTGGCAAAGGCTTATCCGACAAATAAATTACCTGATTTACGTGGTGAGTTTATTCGTGGCTGGGATGACGGGCGTGGAGTGGATAGCGGTCGTACTTTATTAACGAATCAAGAGCATGCAGTAATTTCTCATAATCATGGAATACCTACAAAAGTGGGGTCAGTTACTAATATCCCGTATGGAATAGAACAGGTTATATCTGATGAAACCATTTTTTCATCAGCAAAAACAGTTGGTGTGGATTACTGGTCTAACAGTGAAAGAGTTTTTACTTATACCTCTGGTGGAAGAAATGGTGCTGAATCAGTGAGTTCACCTGATGCCTCCTCTTTAATTAAAGAAACCAGACCACGGAACCTAGCATTTGCGTATATCGTGAGGGCTGCATAATGGCGAAAGCAAAATTAAACAGTGCGTTTATTGCCACCGTGGCAGGTGAAATCACTGTGTACAACTACCGGGGCGACACCCGCGAATACATATCCTCATCGGTTGAGTATCTGCCTGTGGGGGTGGGTATTCCTGCCAATTCCTGTACCGATGCGCCCGGCACACATAAAGCTGGTTATGCAATCTGCCGTTCTGCAGATTTTAACTCATGGGAATATGTGCCAGACCATCGCGGTGAAACGGTATATAGCACTGAAACAGGAGAATCAAAAGAAATCACAGCTCCGGGTGATTACTCTGAAAATACAACTACTATCGCCCCGTTAACGCCATTCGATAAATGGGATGGTGAGAAATGGGTGACCGATACTGAGGCACAGCATAGCGCCGCAGTAGACGTGGCAGAAGCACAGCGCCAGTCGCTGATTGATGCTGCTATGGCTTCCATCAGTCTGATTCAGCTGAAATTGCAGGCCGGGCGGCAGCTGACGCAAGCAGAAATCACTCGCCTTAACGCTGTGCTGGATTACATTGACACGGTGACGGCAACAGATACCAGCACCGCGCCGGATGTCATCTGGCCTGAACTGCCGGAGGCGTAGGCCATTCAATATCTGGAGCACTGGAGGTATCAACCAGTTCCAGTGCGTCCAGATAATCCAGCCACAAATTATATTGCGCCAGTTCCTCACTTTTCAGACGACCAATCGCCGCTTTGCCAGGCCACTGATGAGTATTGATGTAGGTATTGACTTCAGAAACCAAAGATATTTTTTTCATTTCAGCCGTCAACACCTCATCCTCTTTTGAAGGGGGTGGGGAATTAATCCATACTGGCCGTCCTGAACTGTCAGCGCCAATTTCTTTCCCTTCTGGATGCAGCCCAAGAAATTGCTCATATGTTTCTCTGGTAATTTCAATAACATCATCAGGAAGCGTTCCCGCATCCTCATATTCTGGAAACAATTCTTGCAGATAAAAACTTTTACTTCCGGGTGAAAAGAATACTGAGTTCATTCTTACCGTCCAATGATTAACGCTGAGACGCTGGTATCTGAAGGAAAGGCTGCATTCAGTGGTTTGTCGACTTTGAACACAATCGTATTATTCCCCCTGACAGCGGCAAAAGAACAAACCGCAGTCGCGTATGAACCTGTAATATTACTGGATACACCACCATAAGCTGTTGTTGATACCAGAGGGATAACGCCCAGCACCTTATTAGGAAATACAAAGGGCAATGTGGCTGTGGCAATATAAGACTTATTAGAACCTGTAATGGCATAAGCATTATCAGTCATTCCATTCATCGCCACCGGGCCGCTTATACTTACAGTAACCATCTGAATGATTAGCCCGTCAGGTTGACGAATCACAAAATTTCCATTGCCACCAGTAACCGTCCAGAAAGACATATCAGGGATTTGGTTTTCCCCGTTGCCCACATTCCGTTTTGCCGATTCTCCCAAACCAACGTTTATGAAAATGCAGAAATAACGAGCAAATGGCATCATTCCTGCTTTTGTCAGGGAGATCTACCATGCTTATTGGCTATGTACGTGTGTCAACAAATGACCAGAACACAGATCTACAACGTAATGCGCTGAACTGTGCAGGATGCGAGCTGATTTTTGAAGACAAGATAAGCGGTACAAAGTCCGAAAGGCCGGGACTGAAAAAACTGCTCAGGACATTATCGGCAGGTGACACTCTGGTTGTCTGGAAGCTGGATCGGCTGGGGCGTAGTATGCGGCATCTGGTCATTCTGGTTGAGGAGTTGCGCGAACGTGGCGTTAATTTTCGCAGCCTGACGGATGCTATTGATACCAGCACACCGATGGGGCGTTTTTTCTTTCATATGATGGGTGCCCTGGCTGAAATGGAACGAGAACTGATTGTTGAACGAACAAAAGCTGGACTGGACGCTGCTCGCGCACAGGGACGAATTGGTGGACGTCGTCCCAAACTTACACCAGAACAATGGGCGCAGGCCGGGCGATTAATTGCATCAGGCGTCCCTCGCCAGAAGGTGGCGATCATCTATGATGTTGGTATATCGACACTGTATAAGAAGTTTCCGGTCGGAGATAAATGAAACCGTAGCACGTCGTATGGAAGAAGATCGTGCTGCGGTTTATGCTTATCACTTAAAGACTCAAAAATTAGGTGAGTAACGGACCGGGGACATAGCTCCTTTTTTTCTTAATTCATCTGGTATTTTTTTTCCAAGATAAAGATTTGCTATTTCAGGTGGGGCTTCTCGACCTTCAAAACCATAGCGAGAACTTTGTGTTGCCTCAAAGTCCGGATCCTCGTCCCAGTATTTCATCGTAGGGAAATTTTCACGTGTTGATTTGAGCCATTTATCAGCAATGAAAACCCCTCGAACGATCCCCCTTACAGTAGCAAGAATGACTTCTGCTTGGCTGGCGCGAGAGACATTAATGCGCCAGCTAAATCGAACCGCATCATAAAGCTCTGAATCCTTTGCACTTCTGTTAACGGAAATCATTAATGCTTTATGATGAAATGTTATGGTTTCGGGTTGATATGTTGCTATCAACTCTTTGACATGCGCGGCGCCGAATTCATTGCTGCCAGCACCATTCATGATATTCGTTAACCCAGGGTAGGCATCAATAAGTGCTGCTTCAACTTCGTACGCCGTCTTTTCATCAGTCATTCCGTGTCGATGGATGACATGGATAACCTCAAGTCCTGCTAACCTTATTTCTCTAATTTGCTTTAGCTTGTTGCTCAGTAACTCGTCATCATCAGTCGCTGCCACTTCACCGCGCATATGGGCAAATACGCGGTTACCTTTGCCTTTCCCTACATAGAAGGTGCTTCCGTCCCTCGGATCAATCAATCGGTATACATACCAGCCAAGGTGTTCAATTACTCCAGAAGGAAACTCAGTAATATCCATTTTGCAATATCTATGAATTATTTGTGAGACGTATATTAATGAACATTGCAAGGGCTCACAACCAGTAGTGTTGAGAAAACTATCGGGTAAATGAGGCTAATTCTTTGAATTTACATAGTAAAAAAAGATACTTTTCCTCATAGTGTGAGCTAATTTTATGTTTCGTTTGATGATCGGACCGGTCTCAAAAACCGCAGGCACGTTGTATGCAAGAACGTGCTGTGGCTGGCTGGTGAACTTCCAATAGTGCGAATATTGAATGATGTCCAGCCGTTACCGTTTTTACGTGTTTATTAGTGAACAAACCACTCGTCAGCAGACTCCTAGGTATGAACAAAAGTTTTAGCTGAAACTCTATCTGTGGTGCGCGTAACAGAAGTGTAATAAAAGGCCCTAGAAAAGGGCCTAAGATTAGCAAAGATTATCCTCGATACTTAGAGGCAGGAATTTTGATAGGAAAGGCTGCCAAGCCTTTTTGACGAGCAAAGATCCGTTTACCTTTGACCGTAATAAAAGGACGGTAAATTGTGATGTATTCCTCAGATACAGCTTTTTCAATGGTCATATCGTGTTACCTGTAAAGTTTCGCTGTTGACAAAACCTAAGGTAAGCGTATACTCACAACCGCCAAGTTTTTCGTATTTGCTTACGATAGGAGAAGCCAGCGACAGCGGTTCGCTGGCTTTTTCGTTATCTTTTTGCATTTTTTCTCATCCAGGTTTCAGCCGCTTGTTGACTGACACCAAATGTTTTGCTTATATCTTCAACAGTCATTGTGGGCAAAACTAGTCTTGAGTCAATTAAGAAGTGGCTTGCAAAAACATCTGCTTGCCATTCGCTGTCTTCATAGATTTTATGCCCTCCACTAGTCTTATTACGTGCATAGATACTTTGATTGCGATGCATGACTAAATGACCAAGTTCATGCGCAACAGTGAATCTCGCATGGTTCTCACCATTGCACACTGCATCGTAAACAGATCGCTGTAAAACAATTTTGTTCTTATCTGGATAAGTCACTGCATAGCGTTTGGGCAGTTCATGATCTTCAACAATTTCTAGCTCAATGCTTTCTGAGGCCATAAGACCTTCTAGTAATACATCCAGTCTCAGATATGTGTGATTTGATATCTGAAGAACGTCTCTCAGACGATGAGCGTATGATTTAATCATGCTGGTGCTGAGAGGTGAAACGCGATGGCCAAGTTCTCGTTTCGCAATCATTATTCAGTCCTTTAACATTTTATTAAGCTTATCGAGTTGCTCTGGACTCAGGTCCTTAAATTTACGAGCAAAAACAAGCATTAGTTCTTTGTTCTGCTCATTTGCATCCGACATATCAACCTTAATGGACGGTTGAGAAATCTCTGCCTGTTTCTTGAGATTGATGATGTCTTGTCCGCTAAGCTCAAAAGTTGTTGCAATCGTATTTACTAATGAGTCCGGTATAGCTCTTTTGCCTAATTCAATGGCGGATAAGTAAGCCGAACTAACGCCTAACAGATCAGCCATATTTTTGAGCACCATACCCCGGTCTATTCTCATTTTTCTGAGAGTCTTACCAAAGCTAGTTACCATGTTGCGCCTCCTACAATCCATGCTCACTTATACTAAAAACCAAACTCAAGATCAACAAAAATTGTAGAATTTTTTAATCTCAGCGTGTGATGACAATCTACATAAAACCATGAAATGGTGCAAGGCGTAACTTAAAAAATACCACATGTAGTGTCAATTTTATGTGCTGTATGGATATATGGGGTTGGTAAACTTTTGCTCTTTTGTGCTCCTCAGCTATATGGTTGTTTGATTTTTGAACATCTTGTGGAACATAAATTGGGTTTATGCTTTTCCCTTTCGGTGACAACATGTTTATAGGATGTATAATCCATAAAAAAAGGAGGGGATGGCGTGCAAAAGAATTTGTTACAATTATGCTACGAAGGAGAGTGTGGAGAAAATTATATCCGTAGCATGAATGAAAAAGGGCAGATTTTTGTTTCACTTTCAGATGTGCTAAGAACGCTTTCTGCTGAGAACAGAAAACTGGATGGAAAGACTTCTCAAAGCTTGCTCACTGTAATAAAAGCGGTAATAAAAACTTTAGATCCAGATGAGTTTAGGAATGTTTCTCTTGTCGTGGATGGTGAAACTATCTCTGAGGTATTTCTTACTGAACCAGGTCTATATAGAGTACTTGCTCAGGATACTACTGCTGCGGGGAAAAAATTCCAACGCTGGCTTTTTCATCAGGTCCTTCCGTCTATTCGTGAATTTGGTGTATATCCTCCGCCACCTAAACAAGAACGTTCAGAACTGAGTGCTTTTGCTAACAGTCTGCAGCAGACGGTTCAAGCATTGGTAATGGAAATAGAAAAACGTGAAGAGTTAGAAAGTAGAGTAAACCAAGTTGAACTAAAAGTTAACTCGTTAGAAAGTTTAAGAGATTTGTCTCAGTTCAGAAGTGTTCCTCAACGATTGATGGAGTTAGGTTTGGATACCTATTCAGTTGAGGAACTTTGGCAATGGTGTGAAAAATTGCGTAGTGAACGTGGAGCAGAAAGAATTAAGTGCCCCTCCGGATTGAATATAAATTCTTGCTATCCATTAGCTTTGGTTGATGAAGCTATCGCTATATACCAGAAAGTAGTTGAGGCAAGAACACGTCAGTGAGCTTGAGGGAAAAAAACAAAAAAGCCCGCATAAGCGGGCTTTTTTGTCACTCGGGAGCCGCGGCTCCTTTGCGTATCCTTTTTTGTCTCCTCACCGTCTGGTCGGTGTCCTGCTGAGACTGCTAACTTCCTGTTTTTATTGGTGTTGTCCTTAACCGTCCAATCATGATTGGTGGAGCTGGCGGGAGTTGAAACCGCAGGCATGTCGTATGCAAGAACGTGCTGCGGTTGGCTGGTGAACTTCCGATAGTGCGAGTATTGAATGATTTCCAACTGTTATCGATTTTGCGTATTTTTTGCATGAGAGGATTTTTACCTCCTCCCACCGATCCTCCATGGCTTTACGCCAGTATCTCTAGGACTGCTATGTGCCAAAAGCGGAAGTTGCTTACATCGTGCTATGTAGTTTACTTGAAGAAAGCCGAAACTTAATGTTGGAGTTTTAATATAAATATCATATAGTTATATATGTGAGCAATGAAAAAATAGGCCAAGTAACAATGAGAATAGACATTCCGACTAAGAGTGATTTTTTTACAATGGCTGAACATATAGTAAATGAAGATTGGGGAAAAATTGCTCATTTAGCTTATGATTTTAGAGAACTCGACATATGGAATAATTGCTATAAAGAATCCGAATATTTCTCAGATTCAGATGTAAGAAAAATATCTAACACTATTTTTACTCTGATAGGACTGCTATTCATTGGTAAAATAGAGAATCAGTTTATGATTTTGAATGTTAACAACTAAAATGATGAGTTAAAGTTTTACACCTTTCATTGAAAAAGGAAAAGAAAATGTTCATTAAGTCTTTGTCTGTTAGTAAATTCAAAAAAATTGACACAGCAGAAATCACCCTTAGTGATATAAATGTATTAGTAGGGGCAAATAGTTCAGGTAAGAGCAGTATTCTGCAAGCTATACATTTTTCAGTATGCGCAGCTATTGCCGCTCGGCAACAAAGTCAACAAACATTCTCTACTGAACTTTTAATGTATAATATCACCCCAGACTTCACTGTTTTAAAGAACGGCGAACCTTATAAGAATTCGAGGTCGCCTGGCAATCAAAGTGTGTTGAGTCTTTTTGGATATGATGATCTTGCTGGTCGACAATTAGAATACAATATAATTATATCTAAGGGACGAAATCATGGAAATATGTCATGTGAAAGAACCGGTGATTATACCGGCTTCGGTTCAGTAATCACCGATGAAAAAAATCTCTTTAGTATATATGTCCCTGGTCTGGCTGGTATCTCACAGAAGGAAGAATTAAAATCGCCAGCAATAGTTAGAAGAGGAGTGGCAAGTGGTGATGCAAATTTATACTTAAGGAATGTCATATACTATCTGAACAAAGATAACCACTTGGTAAATCTCAATAGCATGCTGCAAGTTGTATTTCCAGATATAGAAATCGAAGTGGATTTCAAAGAGGATAAAGATACTTATCTAACCGTTAATTTTAAAGAAAATGCAAGTGGGAAAAATTACCCTATCGAGTTGGCGGGAACTGGATTACTTCAAACATTACAGATATTTGCATATATAGTATATTTCAAACCTAAATTATTACTCTTAGATGAACCGGATTCTCATCTTCACCCTGATAATCAATATATTCTCACTGACTCATTGAGTTTAATATCAGAAAATAACAAATCAGAAACTCAAGTTATACTTTCCACTCATAGCAAACATATAATTGATTCATTGTATGGAGAGGCAAATTTTATTTGGATGAAAGATGGTAATGTTCAGAATCAAGGCATGGATTTGGACAAAATATCAATGTTCTTAGATTTAGGAGCTTTAAATGACTTGGATAGAGTAACTGAAGGAGTTGTGGAGAATATATTTCTCACTGAAGATAGAGATAAAAAATATTTCAAGGCCCTTTTACAATATAATGGTTTTGATATGGAGAGAACTGCAGTCTATAGCTACAAAACATGCACAAATGTGCAAGGAGCAATTGTATCTGCTGACCTTCTTAAGGAAATGTCCCCTAATTGCAAGGTTATAATTCATCGTGACCGCGATTTTATGACTGATGAAGAAGTAGATATAGTAAAAGCAGAAATTCAAAGAGGTGGCGCCATTCCATTCATTACTGAAGGTAGTGATATTGAGAGTTATTTTACCAGAATAGAGCATTTATCTCATGTTACAGGCTCTTCTGTGCAAGATATACAAACATGGATTACTGATATAGCCGCACAAAATCATGTTGTCATCCAGTCTGATTTTCAATCCAAAAGAGAGGTGATTAAATATAATTTATATAAGGGGAGACTGGAAGCATGCCCTCGACACCTAACATTATTTGGAAACCAAGTTCCGACATCAGTTAATAACATTAAAGGCAAATATTTATTAAAGAAAATACGAGGAGGAATGCAAGAGAAATTGGGGCGGCAGTATGACTTAACTCAAATGAGCCCTCACCTGCTCATTAACGAATTAAGCTCAATTATAGAGACCAATTAGCAGACCTACTGTTCTGGTGGAATTTTTGTTAAAAGGGGGCAATCCCTTGAATAGCCCTCCTTCAAATATAAGTAAAAACACAATGATGTTGATAATGTCTTCAATAGCAACAAGACGGCGTTATCAATGAAAATTGTATTTAAGGACCGCTTTTCGCTCATAACAGACATTAACTACAGTTATGGTAGAAGGTATGCATGCTGGGTGGGGAAAGTATGAAGGAAAAGAAGACTGCTGCGCCGTTTGTCGTCACATTTATCTTCATTGGCTATGCAAGTCGTAATACAAGGTGGGACAAAACTGAGACACATAAGGCCTCGCAATGACTTGCAAGGCTTTACATGTTTTGATGTGGTGGGACGTGTGAGCGCAGTGTTGATGGGGTAATGCTTTGAATTAGAAGCGGATTCTTATAATTCGTAATGCGAAGGTCGTAGGTTCGACTCCTATTATCGGCACCAAGAAATCAAATAGTTACGTAGTGTCTTATCTTTTTCCCACCAAAAATTATTTTCATGTAACTGCTGATGTAAGTAAATTCTATCAACGAAGATCAATCTTATCTACTGACCAAAAAGGTCGGATAGGGCTTCACTCGCTATACCTCCGTGGCTGCAGGTTTAGTTGTCCATGTCTACACCACTCCTAAATTCAATGTGTTGGCAATGTGTTCAATAAAGCTTGAACAAATTAGCTCATTATGATCGGTTAATACTTCACCTTCTGGTTGCATGATGGTTTGTCCGTAAAAAGATAACGCGCCAGCCGGGTAGCAGCAGGCGCATTACGCAATAGGTAAACAAGGGAGGAAGTTCAGAAATGTAAATCGGGAAGGTTGTACGCAATGTTCATCGTACTACGTTGCTACGGCTTTGCTGCAACAAGCCAGTTGCCTGCCGCGCTCGCAGAATATCGACAGCCTGAAGATAAGGCGATTGTTCCTGCCAGTTAAATCCCTTCCTGTCGATACGCACCAGTTCGTATTTTTCCACCAGAAAATTCACGGCATCAGCCAGCGAGATCCCGGCATCGATATGTTCCTGTATAACACGTTCCTCACTGAACGGTGTGTCGTTGAGGGTGAGACCATAGTGCTGTTCCAGCAGGCGTGTCAGTAGCATTTGCCAGACAGCCACGGGTGACAGGCAGGGCTTCACCGCCCGCTGAGTTGTTGCAGGCAAAGTTTTCATGTTTGCTCTCGTGAAAGTTATTAGCGCTGGGTGGGATAAATGGCGATGTACACGTAACCGCAACTGCCAAGGGTGTCGGCTTCACAGGTGAAACCGTTGTGGTACATGATGACGCAGTGGGCATGTTGGGGGCTGACTTCACCGGTGGTCAGCATCGATTCCATCTGGCGGATAAAGTGCGGGAATGTTTCATCCAGCTTCCGGCATTCGGTGTCACTGAACTTGCCGGTGATGCTGGCCCGGTCAGCCAGATAATGCAACCGGTTCCCCTCCTGCACCAGACGGGCTCCCAGGCGCGGCGTGATATTCCGCTGCAGGCCCCATGTGATGTGAGTCATAACGACTCTCCTTTGTATTGTCAGTTCAGAGTGATGCTCATCAGGCAGGCATAAGGCCCGTTGCGGTCCTGGCGGCGTTCGGCGTATACCGCGAGGACACCTGCGATATCCGGAACGTCCCTGCCGGTGTAATGGCAGATGCTACCGTGCCACTGATATTTTCCACTGCAGTAGCGAAAGATTCGGGACTCAGGATGCTGGCGGTATATCGTCATTGCCCGGCGTTTACTGATAATTTTCATATCATACCTCACAGCAAACCGTGTTCTGCGAACGAATAGATTTGCCTGCCGCCGACAATCAGATGGTCAGGGACGCGGATATCCACCAACTGAAGCACCTGTACCAGTCGCTGCGTGAGGGCTTTGTCTGCCTGGCTGGGTGTTGTCTCGCCAGAAGGATGGTTGTACGCGAGTATCACCGCCGCCGCGTTGAAGTGCAGAGCACGTTTGACCACCTCCCGGGGATGCACCTCGGTGCGGTTAATCGTGCCGATGAAGAGCGTTTCATGGGCAATCAACTGATTCTGGTTGTCCAGATACAACACCCGGAACTCTTCCCGCTCAAGCGCGGCCATATGCAGTCGCAGCCATTCACGTACGGCGTGGGTAGAGGTGAAGGCTACGCCGGGCTCATGCAGGTGGCGGTCCAGAGCCCTGAGCGCCCGCTGAATGAGACACCGGTCCTGTGGCGTCATCTCGCCGGGTAAAAAGGAAAGCTGTTTCATCTGTTGCTCCTTCGGTCAGTCGATAATACGCAGAATGGCGTGGGCCTCTGGATGCTGCAGGGCGTAGTCCCGCAGGCGGTAATAGTGTTCAGTCATGGCATCGCATTGGGTGCGACAGGCGTGATGGCTGTACGCAATCAGGCAGACAGCAATACCTGCGGCTTCTGCACTCATTTGGGCATCGTTGCCGTTCAGGCAATTAAACAGACGCCATGTCTCATCATTGTCAGACTCGGGAGCCATAAACGCCCCGCCATTGCTGAGGGTGTAAAAGGACCAGATACCACCGCTGTAGGTCGAACAGAAGCGGTCCATCCAGGCAAAAATACGCGGTTCCAGGGTTGTCCACTGCGGGATAGTGCCAAAGTGTTGCGGCCAGAAATCGATACGCTGTTCGTCGGGTACCTGCGTGACGGTCAGTTCAAATTCTGATTGGTTAGCGGGTGCGAGGCCGTACTGCGTCTGTGTTGTCATGGGCATGTCTCCGTTAATAAAAAACGCCAGCGGCGATGGCTGGCAAATGGGGGAATAAAGCGTGTTCGGGGAGGTGAAATGTGCGGGTAAATGCTTCGCGGTCAGCGGGTGGAGGTGCCTGTACGGATGCCAGAGGTGCGGATGTAGCGGTTAAGACTTTCAGCGGCATCGGGTTCAAAGTTCCATGCCCGCCAGACCATCCGGCCTTCAGTGTCTCGAACCACAAGGCGGAAGTGACTGCCTTGGTCGTCTTCGAGGGTGATATTGCTGTACGTGGTAGTGACCGCTTGCGCTTGTCTCCGGGTGAAAGGCCCCGGTGGCAGTAACACGGATTGGGACATTTTCGGGCTCCTGATAAAAGAAAACCCCGGCAGCCTGATGGCTGTCGGGGTTGGTTTGCGTAAGGAGGAACGGCTTTCAGTCGTTACCGCAGTCTCCGGGAGTGGGCAGAACTTTCTCTGCGTTCTTCAGGTCCACAGTGAAAGTCCCCGCTTTACGGTCATTGACGTAAACGTCAAACTGCCCGGTCTTACGGATATCCATAATGAAGTCATACCAGGCGTTATCGCCGTTACGCCAGCCAAGGGTTGAGGGAATGGCATATTGCTTATGGTCCATCACCACGGTGACTGTGGTGCCATCATCGTGCGAACTGACCATTCTGTTATCCGTCAGGGTCAGAAAAACTGAATGCTGGTAGAAACCATTCTGGTCAGGATTTCCAGTACAGTTGATGGTAAACATCTTCCCACTGGTATCGGTCACGCTGTATTCCGTATTGCCCTGGCCATAGCCCTGCTGCCAGAATCCGGGAACCGCAGAGGCTGTAAAGCTGGTAAACAGTGAACATGCCAGTACAAACCGGCTTAGTGAATCTATTGTCATTTCTGTCTCCTTTATCGTTGTTTTTATTCGTGGTTCTCAGGGTTTGAGGGTATCAGCAGTCGCCCCATCAGTTTGCCGTCATGGGCGTACTCAAAGTATCTTTCTTTGGTATACGGGTCCGTCACCTCCTGGTATTCCAGTTTGATGTTATCGGCAATACAAAGCGCATTCATCAGCGGCTGGACGGTTTTTTCCTGCATATCCGCGAGGTAGTAGTAACTACCGCCCTCGCAGCCATCGGGCGACTCACGGGTACGTAAGACCTGCAGGGTGAGACCAGATGAGAAGCCAACCTGTGACCATTCTTCGCTGACATCATCCTGGCGGCTGACCACATCGCTGAAGCGCGGCGGAGTGAGGTCCTTGAATTTGCTGATGGCCTTCAGTTCATCACTTCTGTCATCGCAGGCGCTCAGAAACAGAGTGGTGGCAACCAGTGCCAGCAGAGGCAGTGTTTTACGTTTCA